CCGTCTGAAAAAGAACAACAGCGATTTGCACGATTTATTAGTAGATTATTATGTAGTCGGTATGACATTCATGTCACTGGCAGGTAAGCATTGCTGCTCTGATGGTTATATCGGGAAAAGGTTACAGAAGGCTGAGGGTATAATTGAAGGGATGTTAATGGCATTAGATATCCGGTTAGAGATGGATATCGTTGTTGATAACTCTAATTAATATGCCAATTGTTTACTAAAAGTTATTAAAAATGGGGCGTTGCAACGCCCCCAAAAATAAAGGGTAATATATAACAGAAGGTTTATATAGTTAGAAGCAAGGTTGTGCTCCTAAAGGAAGTGGCTTGAGGGAGCCACTTATATGTTGGGGAGGCAAAGCCTCCCGCAACATATCTTTTTCGTAATCAGATTAGAACTGGTAAACCAGACCTACAGCAACGATGTCATCAGTGCTTACACCGAGTGCTTTAGTGAAGTCATTTTTGTCAAGCAGGTTGATTTTGTAATCAACGAAAGTAGACATATTTTTGTTGAAGTAATAGGTTGCACCTACATCAACATATTTGACTAAGTCCTGATCGCCCCATACTCCAAGATCCTTACCTTTAGATTGCAGGTAAGCAACGGACGGACGCAGACCGAAATCGAACTGATATTGTGCAACAGCTTCGAAGTTTTGAGCTTTATTAGCAACGAAGTGATCAGCAAATACAGTCATATTCTGGGTTTCAGAATAGGTAGTGGCCAGGTAAATGTTGTTAGCGTCATATTTCAGACCTGCGGCCCAAACTTCTGCATTTTTACCGGAAGCAAATACTTCAGGAAGAACTTTCCCTGCATTAACTTGAGTGTCGGTACGATCAGATTTCGCATAAGTTGCACCGATACCGAATCCTTCGTATTCATAGGTAGCAGAGAAACCGAAGCCATCACCGTTACCTTCGGTGTAGTTATCGAAATCGCTACGATCGTTTTTGCCTTGGTACTGAGCAGCAAAGTTCAGACCATCAACCAGACCAAAGAAGTCGTTGTTACGATAGGTTGCAACACCAGTGGTACGACCAGTCATGAACACATCTGTTTGGGTCCAGGTATCGCCACCGAATTCTGGCAGAACGTCAGTCCACGCACCGATGTCGTATGCTACACCGTAGTTACGGCCGTAATCGATTGAGCCGTAGTCACCGAATTTCAGGCCTGCAAATGCAAGACGGGTTTTGTCTTTGGAGGAACCTTGAGATTCAGCGCGGTTGCCTTTGAATTCATATTCCCACTGACCGAAACCAGTCAGCTGATCGTTGATTTGGGTTTCGCCTTTGAAGCCCAGACGAACATAAGTAGTATCACCATCATCTGCATCGTTAGAGGAAAAGTAGTGCTTGGCATTAACTTTCCCGTACAGATCCAGCTTGTTACTGTCTTTATTATAAATTTCAGCTGCCTGAGCAGACATCGCCATCAGTACTGATGCAGCTACAGCAGAAATTGCCACTGTTAATTTTTTCATCGTGAGCCCTTTTTTTTGAACTATTATTAAAAAATGATGTCACTGCGAGATAAATATTCATCTAATCAATGTGATTATTTCAAGATGTAAGTTTTAGTTTCTCATTTAATTTGTGAAGTAGATCTCTATTTTTATCTGAACTTTTTCTATCAAAACCTATTCATGGCTCTTATTTGAACAAAAATAAACCTATTAGCTAATTTATATTAATGGCTGTTATTTATGGGCGTTCTATAATTTGACGGTTTAATTTAAATCAACTAAAAATAACGCCGGAAATTATTTATTGGTTATTTGTTGAGGTTTTCTTATGTATTTGTGGTGGTGTTTTGAACACTCGGTAGCATTCTCATAAATATCATTCAGTGGTTTACGTACGTAAAAAATTGGTTATGCTGTTAAGAGTGGTTACTTCGTCACACAGCTTAAACCCGCCGTCGAGCTGGTTTTTCCATTTTTTGAGTCTCGATATTAGCTGATAACTCAATACCTAAGTTATTCACTGACTCCGAGTCTGTTACGTTTCTGCTTTTTTGCGATACGTTGTATTCCCTCAATTTACACCCGCTTTGTCTGCGAGGTGGGGTTATGAAATCCATGGATAAGTTAACAACGGGTGTCGCCTATGGCACCTCAGCAGGTAGTGCCGGTTACTGGTTTTTACAGCTGCTCGATAAAGTCACGCCCTCACAGTGGGCAGCAATAGGTGTGCTGGGTAGCTTGGTATTTGGCCTGCTGACGTACCTGACAAACCTTTATTTCAAGATTAAAGAAGATAAGCGTAAGGCTGCACGGGGAGAGTAATTCAATGACTCAAAACTATGAACTGGTTGTGAAAGGAACCCGCAATTACGAGGATAAAGTTGCGGTAACTGTAGCATTACAGGAGAAAGAACGCTTAGACGGTGAAATTTTTGACCTGGACATCTCGATAGACCGTGTTGCAGGTGCCGCACTGGAGTTTTATGAGGCAGCAGCCAGGAGGTGCATCAGACAGGTCTTCCTGGATGTCGCTGCCGGGTTATGTGAAGGCGATGAGCAGTCGCCGGAAAAGCGCCCCGTAATTTTAGAGGCGCAGAATGTATGGATAACCTACAAAGGAAAGCTGCCGGGAAGAATTACTGGTTCCCTGAAGATTCCGCCGAAATGGTAGTTTTGTCAGCATAATTTTCTTCCAGCAATGCCGCCAGCCACTTGAAAGAATTTTGTTGTTCCTGGGACCATTTGGGGTTGCGTGATTCAAAATGAATGGATGCCAGCGTTGGCAGCATTTGCTCCCTGGGAATTGATAAGGCCAGATGTGAAAATGCAACAGTGAGGGCATTTACATCATCCCGAAGCCTGGAAATGCAGTCGAGCAACTCCTGTAGAGAAATGGTGTTATTGTCCATAAATAATCCTCTTGATTGTCTTTACCTTTTCCCCGCCTGATTCAACAGGCCGGGACAGATAAACATATCCAGGGTTCAGAAACCGATAAATCCTGATAAATATCCATGAACGCAAAAATCAAATACGGCCTGTCAGCTGCAGTTCTGGCGCTGATTGGAGCAGGCGCATCTGCTCCTCAGATACTTGACCAGTTTCTGGATGAAAAAGAGGGTAACCACACTACGGCATACCGCGATGGTTCCGGCATATGGACCATCTGTCGTGGTGCCACGATGGTGGATGGTAAACCTGTTATTCCGGGCATGAAACTGACGAAGGAAAAATGTGCTCAGGTTAATGCCATTGAACGCGATAAGGCGCTGGCATGGGTGGAGCGCAATATTAAAGTGCCGCTGACCGAACCCCAGAAAGCGGGTATCGCGTCATTTTGTCCCTATAACATTGGCCCCGGTAAGTGTTTCCCGTCGACGTTTTATAAGCGGCTGAATGCCGGTAATCGTAAGGGTGCATGCGAGGCGATTCGCTGGTGGATAAAAGATGGTGGGCGCGATTGCCGCATACGTTCAAATAACTGCTATGGACAGGTTATTCGTCGTGACCAGGAAAGCGCATTAGCCTGTTGGGGGATAGATCAGTGAGCAGAGTCGCCGCGATTATTTATGCTCTGGTTATCTGCATCATCGTCTGCCTGTCGTGGGCGGTCAATCATTACCGTGATAACGCCATCGCCTACAAAGAACAGCGTGATAAAAAAGTCAGTGAGCTGAAGCAGGCGACCGCCACCATTACTGACATGCAGCAACGCCAGCGTGCTGCTGATGTACTCGATGCTAAATACACGAAGGAGTTGGCTGATGCGAAAGCTGAAAATGATGCTCTTCGGCGCAAGCTTGATAATGGTGGTCGGGTGTTCGTCAAAGGAAAATGCCCTGTGCCATCCTCAGCCGAAACCTCCAGCGCCTCCGGCATGGGCAATGATGCCACCGTCGAACTCTCTCCAGTTGCTGGACGAAACGTTCTCGGTATCCGGGACGGAATTATCCGCGACCAAACAGCACTGAGAACGCTTCAGGAATACATCAGGACGCAATGCCTTCGATGATAGCGATAATTTTACTCATCATCCTTCACATCTGGCTCTGTAGACAGGATGGTGATCACTTCTGGAGTGAATCCAGATTAAACATCTCATTGCTGATGCTTGATATTGAGCATCTTGCGCGCGGTAAGGGGCTGCGTTGAGATAAGAGCCAGTCATTACAAATACCAGGATTTAGCCTCGCATTCGCGGGGCTTTTTATTGCCATTACAAAAGCCACTTCCTACAGAGTGGCTTTGATAATGGTTTATACCCTACACGGGATAACTTAACTGATATCCCTTTTAAAGGATAAAGGTATTCAAGCCTGACACATCATGCGCTGTATCGTCGCCGTATTCCCGTATTAACAGAGACCGTAGCCCGACGGGGAACTCCTTCTGCGCGAGTGTGCGGGAATAATCAAAAACGATGCACACCGGGGTTACCGGGTACACATATTTCATCATGCCAGCGAGTCCGGTTCTGGCACGGAAGAAACCGGACGTTATGATTTAGTGCGGAAATATTTGTGTAGTGTTCTGAATGTTCTCAGTAAAGAGTAATGAATTATCAAAGGTATAGTAATACCTTTTGTTTTCGTGGATATTTGTAATCCATCTGAAAACCCCTGCTGTAGCAAGATTTTTCCTGTATTCGTAAAATGATAACTCTCCTGATTTGAATCCTTTTAAGGTGGCTTCTATAAGGCATTTATTTTTTGAAAATCTTACATTTACAACCTTACCCTGTCCTTTTATTAAAACCGTATTATCGTTTTCAAGAACAAGATGAATATTCTCTGTAGCTAAATAGTAAATGTAATGTGAGACATTGTGACGTTTTAGTTCAGAATAAAACCAGTGATAGTTTAAATTATTTCGCACTTTATCGAATATTTGTTTAAAAATGGCAACCTGAGCCATTGTAGTACCTTCCATGTGATATGAGGGGCGTAGTCTGCACGATTATCTAAATTGCTTCAATCTGGTCTGATCTGTTTTCTGAGCAATTCAGTAATGTCACTCTTTTCTTTGTTTGCTTCAGGAGAAACTCTTTTTTCTGAGCACAGTCTCCGGCGGCAGGCTTCAATGACCCAGGCTGAGAAATTCCCGGACCCTTTTTGATCAAGAGCGATGTTAATTTGTTCAATCATTTGGTTAGGAAAGCGGATGTTGCGGATTGTTGTTCTGCGGGTTCTGTTCTTCGTTGACATGAGGTTGTCCCGTATTTAGTGTCGCTGATTTGTATTGTCTGAAGTTGTTTTTACGTTAAGTTGATGCAGATCAATTAATATGATACCTGCGTCATAATTGATTATTTGACGTGGTTTGATGGCGTAGATGCACGTTGTGACATGCAGATGATAATTATTATCATTTTGCGGGTCCTTTCCGGCGATCCGACAGGTTACGGGGCGGCGACCTCGCGGGTTTTCGCTATTTATGAAAAATTTCCGGTTTAAGGCGTTTCCGTTCTTCTTCGTCATAACTTAATGTTTTTATTTAAAATACCCTCTGAAAAGAAAGGAAACGACAGGTGCTGAAAGCGAGCTTTTTGGCCTCTGTCGTTTCCTTTCTCTGTTTTTGTCCGTGGAATGAACAATGGAAGTCAACAAAAAGCAGCTGGCTGACATTTTCGGTGCGAGTATCCGTACCATTCAGAACTGGCAGGAACAGGGAATGCCCGTTCTGCGAGGCGGTGGCAAGGGTAATGAGGTGCTTTATGACTCTGCCGCCGTCATAAAATGGTATGCCAAAAGGGATGCTGAAATTGAGAACGAAAAGCTGCGCCGGGAGGTTGAAGAACTGCGGCAGGCCAGCGAGGCAGATCTCCAGCCAGGGACTATTGAGTACGAACGCCATCGACTTACGCGTGCGCAGGCCGACGCACAGGAACTGAAGAATGCCAGAGACTCCGCTGAAGTGGTGGAAACCGCATTCTGTACTTTCGTGCTGTCGCGGATCGCAGGTGAAATTGCCAGTATTCTCGACGGGATCCCCCTGTCGGTGCAGCGGCGTTTTCCGGAACTGGAAAACCGACATGTTGATTTCCTGAAACGGGATATCATCAAAGCCATGAACAAAGCAGCCGCGCTGGATGAACTGATACCGGGGTTGCTGAGTGAATATATCGAACAGTCAGGTTAACAGGCTGCGGCATTTTGTCCGCGCCGGGCTTCGCTCACTGTTCAGGCCGGAGCCACAGACCGCCGTTGAATGGGCGGATGCTAATTACTATCTCCCGAAAGAATCCGCATACCAGGAAGGGCGCTGGGAAACACTGCCCTTTCAGCGGGCCATCATGAATGCGATGGGCAGCGACTACATCCGTGAGGTGAATGTGGTGAAGTCTGCCCGTGTCGGTTATTCCAAAATGCTGCTGGGTGTTTATGCCTACTTTATAGAGCATAAGCAGCGCAACACCCTTATCTGGTTGCCGACGGATGGTGATGCCGAGAACTTTATGAAAACCCACGTTGAGCCGACCATCCGCGATATTCCGTCGCTGCTGGCGCTGGCTCCGTGGTATGGCAAAAAGCACCGGGATAACACGCTCACTATGAAGCGTTTTTCCAATGGTCGTGGCTTCTGGTGCCTGGGCGGTAAAGCGGCAAAAAACTACCGTGAAAAGTCGGTGGATGTGGCGGGTTATGATGAACTTGCTGCTTTTGATGATGATATTGAACAGGAAGGCTCTCCGACGTTCCTGGGTGACAAGCGTATTGAAGGCTCGGTCTGGCCAAAGTCCATCCGTGGCTCCACGCCCAAAGTGAGAGGCACCTGTCAGATTGAGCGTGCAGCCAGTGAATCCCCGCATTTTATGCGTTTTCATGTTGCCTGCCCGCACTGCGGGGAGGAGCAGTACCTTAAATTTGGCGATAAAGAGACGCCGTTTGGCCTCAAATGGACGCCGGATGACCCCTCCAGCGTGTTTTATCTCTGCGAGCATAATGCCTGCGTCATCCGCCAGCAGGAGCTGGACTTTACTGATGCCCGTTATATCTGCGAAAAGACCGGGATGTGGACCCGTGATGGCATTCTCTGGTTTTCGTCATCCGGTGAAGAGATTGAGCCGCCGGACAGTGTGACCTTTCACATCTGGACGGCGTACAGCCCGTTCACCACCTGGGTGCAGATTGTCAAAGACTGGATGAAGACGAAAGGGGATACGGGAAAACGTAAAACCTTCGTGAACACCACGCTCGGTGAGACATGGGAAGCGAAAATTGGCGAACGTCCGGATGCTGAGGTGATGGCGGAGCGGAAAGAGCATTATTCAGCGCCCGTTCCTGACCGTGTGGCTTACCTGACCGCCGGTATCGACTCCCAGCTGGACCGCTACGAAATGCGCGTATGGGGATGGGGGCCGGGTGAGGAAAGCTGGCTGATTGACCGGCAGATTATTATGGGCCGCCACGACGATGAACAGACGCTGCTGCGTGTGGATGAGGCCATCAATAAAACCTATATCCGCCGGAATGGTGCAGAAATGTCGGTATCCCGTATCTGCTGGGATACTGGCGGGATTGACCCGACCATTGTGTATGAACGCTCGAAAAAGCATGGGCTGTTCCGGGTGATCCCCATTAAAGGGGCATCCGTCTACGGAAAGCCGGTGGCCAGCATGCCACGTAAGCGAAACAAAAACGGGGTTTACCTTACCGAAATTGGTACGGATACCGCGAAAGAGCAGATTTATAACCGCTTCACACTGACGCCGGAAGGGGATGAACCGCTTCCCGGTGCCGTTCACTTCCCGAATAACCCGGATATTTTTGATCTGACCGAAGCGCAGCAGCTGACTGCTGAAGAGCAGGTCGAAAAATGGGTGGATGGCAGGAAAAAAATACTGTGGGACAGCAAAAAGCGACGCAATGAGGCGCTCGACTGCTTCGTTTATGCGCTGGCGGCGCTGCGCATCAGTATTTCCCGCTGGCAGCTGGATCTCAGTGCACTGCTGGCGAGCCTGCAGGAAGAGGATGGTGCAGCAACCAACAAGAAAACACTGGCAGATTACGCCCGTGCCTTATCCGGAGAGGATGAATGACGCGACAGGAAGAACTTGCCGCTGCCCGTGCGGCACTGCATGACCTGATGACAGGAAAACGGGTGGCAACGGTACAGAAAGACGGACGGCGAGTGGAGTTTACGGCCACTTCCGTGTCTGACCTGAAAAAATACATTGCGGAGCTGGAAGTGCAGACCGGCATGACACAGCGACGCAGGGGACCTGCAGGATTTTATGTATGAAAACGTCCACCATTCCCACCCTTCTGGGGCCGGACGGCATGACATCGCTGCGTGAATATGCCGGTTATCACGGCGGTGGCAGCGGATTTGGTGGGCAGTTGCGGGCGTGGAACCCACCGGGTGAAAGTGTGGATGCAGCCCTGCTGCCCAACTTTACCCGTGGCAATGCCCGCGCAGACGATCTGGTACGCAATAACGGCTATGCCGCCAACGCCATCCAGCTGCATCAGGATCATATCGTCGGGTCTTTTTTCCGGCTCAGTCATCGCCCAAGCTGGCGCTATCTGGGCATCGGGGAGGAAGAAGCCCGTGCCTTTTCCCGCGAGGTTGAAGCGGCATGGAAAGAGTTTGCCGAGGATGACTGCTGCTGCATTGACGTTGAGCGAAAACGCACGTTTACCATGATGATTCGGGAAGGTGTGGCCATGCACGCCTTTAACGGTGAACTGTTCGTTCAGGCCACCTGGGATACCAGTCCGTCGCGGCTTTTCCGGACACAGTTCCGGATGGTCAGCCCGAAGCGCATCAGCAACCCGAACAATACCGGCGACAGCCGGAACTGCCGTGCCGGTGTGCAGATTAATGACAGCGGCGCGGCGCTGGGATATTACGTCAGCGAGGACGGGTATCCTGGCTGGATGCCGCAGAAATGGACATGGATACCCCGTGAGTTACCCGGCGGGCGCGCCTCGTTCATTCACGTTTTTGAACCCGTGGAGGACGGGCAGACTCGCGGTGCAAATGTGTTTTACAGCGTGATGGAGCAGATGAAGATGCTCGACACGCTGCAGAACACGCAGCTGCAGAGCGCCATTGTAAAGGCGATGTATGCCGCCACCATTGAGAGTGAGCTGGATACGCAGTCAGCGATGGATTTTATTCTGGGCGCGAACAGTCAGGAGCAGCGGGAAAGGCTGACCGGCTGGATTGGTGAAATTGCCGCGTATTACTCCGCCGCACCGGTCCGGCTGGGAGGCGCAAAAGTGCCGCACCTGATGCCGGGTGACTCACTGAACCTGCAGACGGCTCAGGACACGGATAACGGCTA